TAACAAACCGTGAAGTAGCTTGACGGTTTGTTAGGCTGTTCAGCGAAAACAGAATAACCAGAAGAAAAAGGTAAACCCCAGTTCGACTGGCAGGGATAGAGCTTGTCACCGTTGACTACACCACCGTCTGAGACAAGCAAACCGCCAGAACACATAGGAGACCAGAATTTCGTTATCTCTCCACTATTAAGTGAGATCGTGGTCTGATCTGCCTGATTCGAGTAGTTGATCTTCTGATATCCTGTGAGTCTCTCTTTTACGTCTCCTGCTCCGTTATTGATTCCTGTCGGGAAATAGAAGTATGTTCCGTCAAAGGCAATCCCCATAAAGACTGAGCGTCCGGCATTATAATATGTAGAATTGTCTCCATATCCGAGCGGAGCGATATTCTCAGTGTCGCTCGTGATCGTGCCGTGAGCGTATTCGGTCTGGTTCTCACAGTCGATAACTGAATACTTGATGACCGACTTACTGTAGGTCGATGCGGAAGTGTAGTTCGTGAACAGCCACAGTCTCTTATTGACCTGGTCAAAGTAGAAACAAGGCTGTGCATAGACGTTAAACGAGATCGTTATTGTGAATTTCTCTTCAAATCTACCGTCGGAGACCTGTGTCTGATATAAGCCTGTCTTCAAGAAAGGGAACTTTCTCTTATAGACGGTGATCTTATTTGTTTCAAAAGCCTGATGGCCGTAAGTCCACTCTCCATCGTTACCGATCGCAAAAGCTACACCATGAGCCTCATTATACTGAGCGTAAACTTCCTTCCCGGAGATACGCTCATTTGAAGCAAAGGCTGAAATCGGTTCCAAAGGATTTAGCTGGCTGAAAGCATAGGAGCCAGAACCCAGTCCGGCATCACCTACATCTGCATGAGTCAAGCTCAGAGACCTGATGTATCTTCCGTCCGGGACATTACCACGAATCGAGCCCCATTCCCAAACTTGCTTTACAGAGTTTTCGGTCTGAACAAAAGCAATCGATAACGGAGTTCCTCTGGTCAAGTCATCATCGTGTTCTGGATCAATCGGATTCGGGCCGGCATGAGCGAAAAGATGATTCACGCTGTCAGCTCGTGGATAGTAGTTATCAGGATCCAGAGTGTGAGCCTGTTCATAGAGCAGGACACCTCCGAAAAACTTTTTCCATAAGCCCTCATTACCGAAAATGTTATTATAGCCGATACCTCCTGCATAGTTAGCAGCGAGAATATCTCTCATCGCATTTGTGACGATATTCTCACCCTCTACGACCTCATTCTTTCCAGTCCTGCAGTTGTGGAGCGTGATCTTGACGTGTCCCTTGAGCTTCGGAAACTTCATTCCTCCGATGGTTTCAAGTCTGCAGTTATCTTTAAATCTCATGAATCAGTCCTCCGTTTTTATGTGTTACCGTACTGCATTAACTCAGGACAGTCAGTTATAAATCTTGCTGCAAGGGCCTGAGCTCCTATAGTTGTAGGATGAACTCCGTCGCTTGAAAGATAATCGGTGTACCACACTCCTTCTGACGTAGCTCCAACAGCTGCATTACCATCTACATATCTAAGTCCAGTGGATTTAATATATGTATTTAATGAATCGTGATTGATGGTTGGGACGTTTGGTGGTAAATAGAGAATCAATTCTATTCTTTTTTGTTCACACAAGGAAATTAAAGTCGGGAGAAAATCAATATTTGATTGATCTCCTCCATTCATACCATCGGTCCACAAAAGGAATTTAGGTGTGGCAATAGCCAGCATCCTTTCGAGATCGTTATAGGATGACTTTCCCGATGTTCCGCTATCTGTTGCTCTGGCTCCTGCGATAGCGTTAATACAATAATTGAAAAAGCCTAGATTCTTAATCTGACCTCCAACACGAATTGACGAAATACCCATATAACTATCACCAAAAACCCACAACGGTCTTCTAATGTCGAAACATGAGAAGCTGATCTTCACGTTTGTCATGTTTTGGCTGCCGAAGATGAATGGCTCATAATTCCATTCATAAACATAGTCAATGATCGTCGAGAAAGTACCACTCATAGAATTGACCGAGAGTGTCATCTTCCCATCTTGGCCCATATACATAGAAACCTGTAGAAAGTCGCTTATCGTCAATCCGTGAGGAATGGGAGTCCCTGCTGTATCAGTTGAACCATCAGATGAATAGGGAGTAATGTTTGTTCCGTCTATTACAACCCATTTACCACGATATTTTTGATAGCCCTTTCCGACTGAAATGCTTGTAAATGAACGGAAGTTCATGCGAGCTGAGATGCCCACATTCTTTTTGATAAACCAGGGAGCATTTAACAATGCAAGTGTGGTATTAGAGGATAAAGAACTGACTTCTGCAGTAAGAGAATTACTTCCTAAGACTGAATTTGATTGTTCAGCGATAGGAACTATCTTTTTGATTTCGCTTACTATGCCGGGCTGAATAATTGAAGTTGCTGACCAGTAGATTGTCGGATTTACTGAAGCACTTTCAGTGACTTTTCCAATATAAGTCTTCATGAAGCTGAATCTGACATAAGAAACAGTTCCAGAAACCTGAGTATCAGCGTTTATCGCTCTGAACCTTCCGAGATTTGCATCTACACCAGTCGGAGCTACAAATGAATTTAACAGAACGCCATTTGAATCATAAAAAGCGATTCTGCATGTTGAACCTGAAGTATCAGCCGCATCACAGTAATAACGCCTATAGCCTGTCCATGTATAAGGGATTTTCTCGCTTACGCAAAAGCCCTCAGCATCGATTATTTCTCCAGAAACATCGATATTCTTGTCTTCTATGAAATTGACATCGGAAAAACCATCAAGGATAGTGTTTATATCATTCAGATCTTCCCTGTTTTCATTTATCGCTCCAAAGATATTTTTATGTTCTGTATTAAGGTCTGTCGGATAAAGTGTATTCTTAAGAAGCTTTTGTGCTACGTCACTGACAGGAGAAGAAACTGATTTATAACCAGTCTCAGCTTCAGCATCTACTTGAGCCAAAGCGAACAGATCTCCATTGTTAAGGTCCGAAGCCCTATCAAGTTCTGAAAATTTCTTACTCATATTTCCTCCTTAACCTTGAACAGTTAATTTCTGACCGTCTTCTGTCATAAAGTCTTCATCATCTTCTGTCGCCAGAGTGACATACTCGAGCAGGATCGTGACAGCATCGTCAAGCGATATCATATCCATGCCGGCAATATTCATGAGGTTAATATTGTCATTAGCCTGATTGATGATGACGTTGCTTACGATAACCTTCGGGCTATCCGATCCGGTACCCTCAGACATAGCAACAAGACCGAGACCTCCGACCGGGAGAAGATCGAGCATATCCTTAGCTTCGACATATCCGTCGAAGTATTCCTCACCATAAAGTCTCTGACCTTCCAGAGTGATGTGAGCGTGATTTATGTCGATCGTAGTCTCTTCTATTCCGTGAGTCAGGATCCTGACTTCCCAGCTGTGACGGATGCCTGGCTGAATGTCTCTTAAGACATAGAAGAAGTCTCTTGTTATCGTTGACTCGACAGGCTCGATGTCAGCTCTAACAGGTTCCGTTCCTCCACCACTTTCTTCTTCAGGTGTAGGAACATCAGTCGTGATAATCAGCGGAGATAAGCTCTCGTATGGTGAGTAATTAACTCGTTCCTCGTCGAGATAGTATCTGACCTCATAACTTCCCTGAAGCGACAGATCACGCAGCATCTCCATGATGAACTCGTGCATGATCTTGACCGTAGTCTGTTGAGCAGCTGTGAAGTAGAGTTGTGCGATAGTAACTTCCTGATCTGATCCGAACTGAATCGGCTCGAGATTAGCGAAATTATAATATGTAACTTCGTTCTGGACCGTCTGACTGATGATTCCTGAGATATCCTTATCAGTCCTCGACTGTGCGTCTCGAAGATTCGGATTGTCACCGTAACACTGAACCTTATAAGACTTGTTATAAGTCCATGTGGCCAACATAACAGCACCGGAGCTCGTTTCTCCTGAATAATCATCTTCCAGCTCGATCACGTCTCCGAGATCGAGAGCTATGAAAGCAGGAAGCATCGAAGCCTTGAACGGAGTGTAGACCATCTGCTTAACGACTGCGACGATGTTATTGACACGTCTGTCGATTGCTTCAGGTGTTCCGTATTGTAGGAACGGCTGATTCCCGAGTTTCATCACCAGTCCGTCTCCGGAGCCGACCACCTTAACGTTTTTTGTCTTAGCGTCGACGTAGGAAACGTAATCGTAATATGAATCGAAGTCTGATATCTCGGTACCGGACATTCGTCTGGCTTTCGGGATCCTGATAACAGAAACGTTATCAAAGCTCCTGAGCTTCCAGGTACCTAATCGATCCGCATAAGCGAAGCCTCCGACCATCTGAGCGATAACACTCATCAGGTCACGGAATGTGGTCATGTCATTATCTTCGTAAGGTGATATGACCTCGTTACCGTTAGGAAGGGCTTCACATTCCTCCTGAGTCATTCCGAAGCTCGCTCCGGTCTCTGACTCAATGTATTTACAAAAATAATAGAGTGTTCCGCTCGTCTGGTCGATCGTGAGATTCTTGTCAGTCTTTGAAAGAACATCATAAGCCGTTATCACGATTCCTGCTGCAGTCCTGATCGCCTCAGCGATATAGAAGACTCCGACAGGAACATCTTCGAAGACATCCTCACCGGATTCCTCTTCTATCTTCAGACCGTCATAGAGGACGATCTTCTTTCCGTAGTAGTCACCACGGTCGAGAAGGTCGACCAGGAGCGTGAGCTTCAAGACACCGATATTAACTGATCCCAGAGCCACATTCTTCTGAGAACACTGATTCTTATAGGAAACTCCTATAACATCAGCTTCCGTGAATGAATATGTATCGTCCAGGAGGCCCACCAACCTGTGAGTCTGTATCTGGTCGAGCATTTTCGCTTTGTAAGCGTCTGAGACATTATACATATCTTAAAACTCCGTAACTGAAACTGAACACTCGAATAGACCATCGACGGAACTGAGCCACTCAGAACCCTCGACAGTGTTTTCCGAGAAATCTCTTACTCTTACTCGATAAGTCTTTCCCTGATATATCATCATCGTCGACTCATCGTGAGTAAGTCCCTCGAGGATGTCTCTCTTAGCCGGAGACAGGTCGAAGCTGAAGCTCCAAGAGTTCTTCGCAGGACGGACCACCGTGACGAGGTCCGTTCCTGCTTCACTTTGTGAAACATTTTCAATCGTCTTCGAAGATCTCGAAGGAACTTTCGGATTCGGGAAGACTACATTATTAAACTTTAAAAAGTTACCTAACATTAGTGACCTCCCGATGTATAGTTATTCCTATCGATAGCGTCCAGAACGACAGTGTCAACGAGATCGCCTCCGATATAGATCGGAGCGACGATCGTTACACTACCTTCAGACGAAGCAGGACCGGCAGCATTAACGATAGCCTTTTCGATTCTCGAAAGGCCACCGCTATAGTCAACCGTCTGGTGAACTTCGCTTCTTGTTGCTACCTCGTAGGAATTATCCATTCCTGAATCGATGATGCCGGCAGTCTTATAGAGTGCTTTCTCAAGCTCTCCCTGCTGCTTATTCATCGAGTCGATGAAGCTCTGGATCATGTCACCGCCTGACTCGTTAAAGTCTGAGAGCGGTCCCATATCAGGCTCAGAGAAGTGTAAGAAGTCAGCGACCTTCTTCGCTGCTCCCTTCGCTGCCTCCCCGAGTTTTCCGAACATTGACTTGATTCCGTCGATGAAGTTCCCGATAAGATCAGAGCCCCAGTTCTTCGCTCCGTTGATGATACCGTCAAAGGCTGCCTGGAAGCTCTTGAGAATGTCCTTCGCTCCGTCACCTGTGATGTATTTACCCATCTCAATGACCAGAGTTATGAGGGCTTCTATGATGGCTCCAATGATGGCCGGCAGATTCGTGATTATGCCTGTGATAAGAGTGAAGCCAGCCTCAATGATGGAAGGTAAAGCGTCACCGGTCAGGAACTTCACGATACCCATGATGATCTCAGGGAGACGTTTTATGATCTCCGGGAGATATGTGATGAGACTTTGAGCCAGAGTCAATATCAAGGTCAGAGCTGCCTGGATTATCATCTCCAAGCATCCACTCGACAGGAGCGTATCGACCAGAGTCAAAATAGCATCTATCGCAGCCGGGATTAAAATCGGAAGGGCTTCAGTCAGTCCACCGAGTAATCCGGTGATAATGGATGTCGCTGCAGATAACAGCTGTTCAATGCTCTCAGGTGACAAGAGCTGCTCTGTCAGAGTCATGATTATGGCCATCGCAGAATCGAGGAGCAAAGGTGCATATTCGATTAACGAATTAACCAGAGTCATGATGAGACTGATCGCTAGCGGTACCAGGACCGGAAGGAGCGTGACTGCTGAATTTACGACGGACTCAAAGAGCGAACTGAACGCAGAAATGAATAATTCCGCATTTTGAGCTATCGAGCTCGCCAAATTCTGAAGCAGACGTCCGGCCATCTCTATGAGCTGAGGAGCGACTGACATCGCAACCGGGAGAAGGGCCGAAAATACGGATTCGACTATCGTGAGGATCTTAGGAATATAAGATTCCACGATAGAAACCGCTCTCGGAGCGAAATCTTCAATGATGCCGGCAATAGCGTCGATGTCTCCACCTGTGCTTGAAAGAGCACCGGAGAAGTCACCGAGAAGACTTACTGCATCTCCGCTGAGGTCCGTCAGAAGAGGAAGAAGAACCTGTCCAAAGGACTGTTCTACTGCCTGAGCTCCGTTCGTGAGCCTCTGCATATTGTCATCGAGAGCTCCGAAAGCGTCGATGGTCTCGGAGTCCATGACATAACCGACCTGATGGGCCTCATCAGCGAGCTGTCTGAAGGTATCGGAACCGGCCAGAATAAGCGGATTTAACTCCTTCGCTGACTTCCCGAAGAGGGACATGGCAGCGATATCACGTTCGCTTGAATTCTCTATCTGGCCCAGAGCATCAACAGCTTCCCAGAATACCTCTTCAGCGTCCCGGACATTACCATTCGAATCCTTGAATGATATTCCGAGAGCCTTGAAGCTTTCCTGAGCAGACGTGGATCCTGCCATCGCAGATCCGAGAGTCTTTTCTAATTTTGTTATGGATCCTGTGACTGTTGAAGTATCAACGTCCAGGAGTTCTGCAGCATAATTTAATTCCTGAAGAGTGTCAGTCGAAAGACCTGTCGTCTTCGATAGTGTATCAAGCTCGTCAGCGAGCTTCGATGTTTCCATCGTAGTGTTTGCGAGAGCGGTACCTGTAGCGACTACTGCAGTTCCGACAGCTGCACCGACGGCCGCAGCAGCGACCACAACGGCCTCGAGAGCCTTAACAGCAACTTCGCCGGCAACCTCAGCAGCCTCACCAAGTCCCTCAAAGGACTCGGAAGACTTCTCGACATTATCTCCTGCGTCTTCAGCAGAATCACCGACATCCTGAAGATCGCCACTGGCTTCTTCAGATTCCCCGGATAACTCGTCGAGCGTTGCTCCTGTCGTCGCTATCTCAGCTTCAAGTTCAGCCATCTGTGAGGCTGTGAGCTGTGCATCTTCAGGAAGATCGGAAAGTGCGTCTGTTTGAACTTGCTGCAGGATGTCCATCTTCTGAGTGACGAGATTCGTCTTATCAGCAAGGACCTGTTCTTTAGCAGCGAGTAAGTCGACATTCGTAGGATCGAGCTTGAGGGCCTTGTCCAAGTTCTTAAGGGCTGCATCGTCCTTCTTGATCTGGCTCTCTACGTCCTGAAGTGACTTGACCAGTCCGCTGGTCTTTCCTTCGATTTGAATGGTAATACCTTTAATCGTACTTGCCATTATTACTTACCTCGTCATGTCAACGAGGGAAAAGAGCATCGATGTCAGCTTGAGTGGCCATCTTAGGCCAGTCATAGTTATCATTCGATCTCTCGGTCAGAATTCCAAAAATCTGGCCGCATGTATAGAACCTCAGATCTTGTTTTCTGATTCCAAGTTCTAAGGCTCTAAGCTGGAACAGACTCGTCGTCATCGGACGAATCGTCGCTGCGGCCATTACTCGTTTTTTACCGAGACAGGGACCTTCTGATCGAGATTGACCTTTTCCCAGATCGCACTCATTGTGTCTTTATCAATGAAAGCTCCGGGCTCACAAGTGGCTAACCAGCCATAGTAATCCTCTTTGCTTCCGTTATATTTCTTCTTAAAGAGAAGTGAACCGATATAAGCGATCCTTGAAGTGTATTTCCTCATCAGGAGACCGACTGAAATGTTATAATCAGTGATTTCCTTCTGTTCGTCTTCGTCGAGAATGGAATAATCCTGAACAGCCTTTTCGACTGTCTCACCGTTCTCATTCTGTTCCTTCACGAACTTAGTCGCTCTGGTCCTCAATGCCTGGATCCTTCCATTCGGTCTGATCTTAGCCAGGACTGCGAAAAAGTCTTCACCGAAGACGGATTCGAACACTTCATAGAACGCTGCATTGATTTCAATTTTACTTACGTCGAACATATACTTTTTCTCCTTTATTCAATAGAAAGGGGAAGCTCCGTATAAGAGCTTCCCCTCTTTAACCCTTATAAAGACCTGTTATCAGGACTCACCACCGAAGCTAGGCTCGGGAACTGCTGTATAGAAGTCAGCGTAAGCCTGTGCGTCTGTGTTCTTACCTGTGCAAGCCTTGATGAGATGCTTCTCAACTCCGTCAATGGAGACTGCATCAGTTCTGGGAACAGCTCTGAAAGAAACTGTCTCAGTCTTGACTTCGAGATCACCGTTAACGTCTACAGTGTTAGAAGCAACTGCAGGACGAGAAGCGAGACAAACCTTGTAGAAGCAATATCTACGAGCGGAAATGTCTGTCTGGAACTCGAACATGAGAGCGAAGTAAGAGATCTCGTCCTTATCTGTCTCAACGATAAGGCCGTTATCATCCTCTGTCTCTCCGAGCGTGTCGACCTTGATGTCTTCCGGGATCATAGCAGACTCGAAATCGCCCTCATAACCACGGTTATTAGCCAGGGCATAATAAGCGATGTTATCCGCACTGAAGAACGTCGGATTTCCTGAAGGATCGAGCTGCATATTAACAGCTCCGGGCCACTTCTTAGGTGCTCCGTAAGTTGTAATTACATTACCCTGAGCATCTGTGGTCTCTGTGAGCGGTGCGTAATGCACATTTGAAAGGCCGTAAAAGACCTTTGCTTCCTTTTTCTCAGGCATTTAAGATTCCTCCTAAAAAACTTATATCAAAATAGGTCTCAGTGACGTGCTCATCAGAGTCATCGACTAATGTCACGCTATAAGGAAGCGAGTTATTATCGAGGATCCCTTTCAGAGTCGAATGAAGAGACCAGTTGCGAACCTCACTCTCGACCAGATTGAGTCTGAGTGAAGTAGTTTCGGTGTATGTTTTATTGTCTGCTGCAAAGTTCGGATTCGTGACATCTCTGAACACGATATAAGGACAAGCTGTACCATCAGGAGCGACACCGAGATGAACGTCGAAGCCTTTATTTTCAAGTTGACTCTTTAATTCTTCAATCGACATGACCAAGAGCCTCCTCTAAACGCTTCTGAATCTCTTCCTGTGTCCATTCCTCGACCGGTTTGATATGTTCTTGGGGATCAACGTGGCCGATTTTCTTTCCGTCACGGATGATGTCGTGACCGTTTTCGAGTAGATGTGTTAGACGGTAATGAGGAGCCCTGCTGTAAACGACAGCTCTTCCTCTTTCCTTCTTAACAGTCCAGCTCTTAGCGTATTCACCACCTCCCGGTGCTCTTGGAGATGTCGCTCTTAACTTCTGAGCAGCATCCCGAGCGGTCGTTTCAACAACCGATTGAATGACCATATTTACATCGGAAGTGTATTGAGCCAAAACCTTGTTTATGTTTACAAGTAAGCTATCCATTTCCAACCCTCGAACCGTAATACAGTTCTATCCAGTCGTTATCAGGCTCAAAAGTACGATAGATCGAATACACTGTCATATTCTGATTTATGTCTTTAAATCCTAGAAACTTTTCTCCGTGATAGTCTGCAGAGTTCATCTTGATCGAACCCTGCGGTCTTAATCCGGCCTGATCTGCCTGGAAGAACTCATTCTGATAAGTGCTGCTCTGGGTCCCGATAGCTTCGGTCTGTGTCTTGATGGTCACTGTCTGACCTGTCTGATCTTTTGATCGTATCTCTCCCAAAAGG